TAAATCATGATTTACTGGGTATCAACGTTTCCATAGCTAATACCCTACGTGGATTATGGTCATCTGCCACCATCGCGTCGGCTTGGTTACCGGATTCCACACTTCCTACGCTTAACAAGAGATCCCTATTGTGAGTATAGTAATGAGTCTTGAAAATACGTAGAGCAGTTAAAGGCTTGCTCGGGCACGTTATTTGAAAAGTAAAGTCGTTTTCGTAATCATTCGACAATACCATAATAAGGCTGTTTTTCTTGAAAATCACGCCAAAGTACCGCCATTTTACCGCCAAAACACCGCCACTTTACTTTTCAACTAAAACATTAGTAGGAATTATCCTCGCTGCTTCCCACAATGCTTCTTTCTGCATACGGTTAAAAGTACGCTCAGAGATATTCAGTTTCATTCTTACCTCTGTTATTGAGCGATGATGATGAACAAAGCGATTATCCAGTATAAGCGCATATAATTCATGCTCGTCTCCCTTTGAAGCAATGTACTTGAGAACTAGTTCACGTCTCCTCCATTCGTTTTGTGCATTTGTCCAATCGATCATACGACGGTCAGGATCATATGTCTTTGCTTTAGGCTGTCCGTCAAAATCAGGCGATCCTAGCGTAATCTTCTTTTTTTCGGCTTCATCTCTCCAATACCAATATTTAGACAACCATTCACGAGCCATGTCGCACGATTCATCACGTTTATACTTTTCAAATATGCTATTCACTTGCCCTACTCCCCTTGTGATATAATTATTTTGTTATACATATATCTCAAGGGCGCTCTCACAGTAGAGCGTCTTTTTTCATTAAACAGCTCCAAACATTAGTAAGACAAACAATCCAAAGACTGCATATCCAATCATGTGCTTATCAAAGCCACATAAAATTTCCGTGATAATAATTGCTGTAAAACATACCAGAGGAATGTATTTCAATAAATCCTTAATCATTCTTTTCCTCCCGCTTTAATTTATTTTCTTCTCGCCGTTGACGCTTCTTGCGTCGGCGGTTTTTACTTTTGCTCTTTGACTTTGCCATGCTTGATCACCTTTCTTGGCAACAACGCAGCTCGTGGATGAGCCATCACATATTTCTGCGCATCATCTAATTGCTCAAAGACTTTGATAATCTCTAAAACACCGTAATCATCTACTAGTTGATCTTTGACAACGTAAACTGTGCCAAAATCACTTTGGCGCTTGAACTCACCATTAGTGATTGCTTTAATCGCTGATACCTGCGCTTCGTTAAAAAGCATCCGGTTGTTTGCTCTAATGCCACTCCCTGACTCAGAGTAGACAACTTCGCCATCATATCTAATCATTAGTCGCACCTCTCATAAGTTTTACGAAATTTTTCATCACTCATTGTTTTCCAATCAGTGAATGTATAATCAAATACGGTAATCTTCCCAAGATTAACAATCCACCAACCACGTTTTAGCGGTAAACAATTATTATCTTTCCGAAAAGTAAAGGTTTCACCAAAGCCATCATCGGTAATACAATATTTCTTCATCATTTCATCTGACCCATCGAACTGTTCAGCCTTAATTGGAACTATCTTTTTATATTTGTGTAGCATTAAGCGATCACCTTTCTTCCACAATAATTTGCGCCTTCTTATAGTGATTTGGCGCCAACATAGTAATTTCATAGAATGCTTCTGGATCAACAGGATCTCCAAAATCACGCTTAGAAGCAGCACGCCAAGCTTCATCCTTTGAATGAGCAACAATGACTTTAGATGAGTTGTCATCATCAACTAGATAAAAGTGCATTACAAACGCTCCTTAATCTCATCAATCCGTTGCAAAAGTACATCAGCATACACTTGCATAGCGTTGTACTGAATAATCATTAAGCGCTGCTCTTTATCGCTTAATCGGTTGTACTCGTCTGTGTGCATGAACTCATCTAGTCGATTCATTCTGCCTGCAACTTCCGCATTCTCTTTTGAAAGTTTATTAGCTAATTCAATGTTAGTGGCAGTTTGTTTATCAGTAATTTCAAAACTAAATGATTGAACATTGTCTCTGTTGCTTCTGCATACATTAATAATTTGGAAGTTGTCCCATTTTACTTTTTTGATAAAATCATTGAATATTTCTTCTTTTGTCATTATTTTTCCTCCTCGTTCAGTGGTCGACCACACATAGGGCAACAATTAATAGTTAAATTCCAGCCGCCAAACACATAGCCATCGTCATCTCCAATGACAATATTGTTATCTGTCATGTCTTTGTTCGATGCATCATATTTGATAGTTAAGTTGCCATTAGAGACCTTAGGATCTATTGAGACACACAATCCCGGTATGTTGACAATATTCTTTTTGTGATGGCAATACGGGCAATTCTTTTGCTTTTCAGTTAATTTCATTAGTTGCCTCCAGATATGACCTCTTCAACGTTCATATTCTTAATGTCTAGTTCTTGAACATCATATTCATCTATCCACGATTCAGATATTACTTCCATCTCATTAAACCAAGCTAGTTCTTTAGCTCTTTCCTCATTAGCAGCCTTAACAATATAGCTATCAAAAAAAGCGTTAACTCTATACAGCTTTATCATTCTTTATAAACACACTCCATTTCGTCTTGCTCTTCATACCGCCTTATAAATCAATTAAGTTGGCAACTACAAAAGCAATAATCATCAATCCAATAATCAGACTAAATATTGTTTCAAGGCTAACCTTGCAGATAATTATTGTGATAATAATTGCCGTTACACAGACAATCCCCACACATAACGGTAATTGCTTCATTACTTCCACCTCTTTCGATTCGTCACACTATGGTGTTTCTTTGATTTTGATAGCTCATTTATCGATATTCCACAGGAACAAATCGCATTAGCAATTATGTTTAGTGCTTTGTATCGCTTTCTTTGATAAGGCGGCAGGCTCATTAATTTTGCTTTCATGATTTGTCGCTTACGAGTACGCTTGCTCATTCAATCCCCGCCTCTTTCAGTTTTTGATCTACCATGATTTCAATACGCTTATATCCGCTGTCTATTTGCTTGGCTAGTTCTCGCAATGAATGAATAGGTCTTCCAGCGTCAACTTTCTTTTCGTAGAACTTGATAGCTTGGCCATACGTGTTGAACCACCACTTTTGTCCCGATGGAGTACCGTTCTTTCGCATTTTGCCATCTTTCTGAACAATGTTGAGCGCTTCGCCGTCACTGACGATGGCAAACTTATTATCTAAATCAATCGTTATCATTTTTCTTCTCCGCTAACATTTTCAATGCTTCTAAGTTAGTTCTTGTGCTTGTTGATAATACTTTTACTTCTGTGCTCATTGCGCTACCTCCTCACAGTCATTTAGTTCTTCTAACGTACTCCAGGGCCATGAGCCATTTGGGCTATCGGCTTCTGAAACGTATTTAAAAGGCTGGTGATTTATAGCTAAGTAGGGCATACGCTTATGAATCCAGCCCCCGTCATTTAAATTTCGTTCGTACCAAGAGTGATCTTTCATTACGATTACAAGATCAACTGCTAACTCTTGTTTGGCGTCTTCTGGATCATGATTGAGCTGAGAAAAATGAAAACTAAATTCTTCCCAATTCATTGCAAGCTTGCCATCTGCTGACCCAATCCATGCAATCTCCTCTTCTGGAGCAAAAATTAAATCATTAATCTGCTTAATTAAGCTATTGTTTTTCATGCTGTCTTTGCCTCCTTGTAATTCCAATTGGTGCAGGCTTTGTCACGTATTAAACAACACTGATGGCACCATTCTTTAGCCTGTTGTTTCTTTTTATCCCCGACAGGCTTTCTAAGTAGCCATTTAAATTGTTCTTTATTCCAAGGTACTTGATACTCGCAATTATGCTCATCAAGCATTTGCAGATAATAAACTGCTATTTGTAGCTTAGTTTTGATAAAACGCAGGTTAGCAGCTTCTTGTGTTACACCGTTATATTCACTATCAGTTACTTCTAATAGCTTCCGAGTAGAAGCCCATTTCTTTTTCACTTCTTCTTTAGTCATGTGGCATCGGATCCCCACTATCATCAATTCTTTCGTAGTGTTGTTTGTTAGGCTGTTCTTCTTGTTGCTTTTTGAACCACTCTGGCATTGGTTCGTTAATTGGTTGACGTTTACGTGAGCCACTCTTTTGCTGATATTCACGGCTCATTTGTTGCTCGTGTTGTTGTTCAGACTTTTTAGCTTGTTCCACCGTTTTAATTGACTGTTGATCGTATCGTTCAAACGTTTTTGCTAAATAGCGATCAGCGCCCTTAGAAGCTATATTTCTTCTTAATGCATACGTAATTACATGAAGAACTAAGTCAGCTCCATATTTATTCGTCCACTCAGTTAAATCTTGTTGAGCAATTCCATTAGGAAATCCCCAGTTGTTTTGCCAAAGCTCGAAAACATCTTTGACGGAATGCTGTGCATCACTTAACACTTTATTAGTATTATTTAAATCAGTATTAGTGTTATCAGTGATTAGTAGTCCTTGATTTTCCGGAATCGGTTTTTCCGATTTCGATTTTTCTGGTTTCGGTAAATCGCCTTTCGGCACCGAACTGTGATTTTCTGGTTTCGGTATTTCTTGGAGAACATAATCATACGTTGAAAATTTACCGTCTTTCCGATTTTGAGTTCGCTTCAAATAGCCAAGTTCCATTAACTCTTTCATCGCACTGCTTACAGCTGATTCACCATCTTTAAAATGTGTAGCAATCTCACTGATATAGAATTGCCAATCATCTGGCTTACTCCACATATACGCAAAGAGTCCTAAGGCTTTAAGGTGCATTCTTGGATCATTGATTATGTCATTATCAATGATCGTGAAGCCTTTAATCTTAATTTTTTTAACGCGTGCCATGTTTCTATACCTCGATTTCACTTGCATGTATAAATCCGCTTAACATCTTCGTTTCACGGCAATAATCACATTTGCCACAATGAACAGGTTCTTCTTCTCCAGTCATCACTTTCCAAAAATGCGGTTGTAGTTCTTTCACTTTGTCTAAATCGGCTTGCATTTGGTAATCATCATCAACGCCGTTAAAATCAATTGCCATTTTGTCAGGAGGCGTTTGCTTGCTGATCGCAAAGATAAGTGGCTGGCACTTTTTACCAAAGGTCTGCTTGATTAATTCACGATAAACGGCCATCTGTAGGTCATATTCTCGGTCTTGAATAAATGGCACATATCTATGTTCATAAGTGTTCCAGTGACCCTTGTGGATGTCGTCAACGGTCTTCAAATCACAGAAGTAGCCTTTATCAAGCACAAGGCTGTCAATCTTGCCTTTCCACAAGTAGCCGTCAATCTCACCTGTTACGATTACTTCCTTGTCGCCTGGAGCGTAGAAGTAATTGAACATATCATCGGCTTGCAACGTTTGAATCATGCTATTAGCACCCTTAAATTCAGCTCTAAGGTGTCCGTTAGGATTAGTTTTAGTAGGTCGGGTCATTAACTCTTTTTTGTTAGCTTCAATAAAGTCTTGATGGCTTTTTGCACTCTCAAAGTATGAGTGAACGTAGTTACCAACAAGAAGCGGTACAGGGCTAGATACAGGTTGCCAATCCTCTTTGAGCTTAGCTAAGGCACGAGCTTCACATTTTTCAAAATCCTTAAACAGTGACACGCTCATGTATTGCCAATCGGTCTCATGGCTATAGTAATTATTAGCTGTCAGCTTCATCGGCTGGTTTGATTGTCCCTTCGCTGAAGAGTTCTGTTTGTCCGTCTGCGACTTCTTCACTGGTTTCTTTGCCTTCGTTGCTGTTGCCATCATTACTTACCCCCTTAGCCTTCGCTTCTTGTGACTTTTGAAATCCTTCTAGCAATTTATCAGTACTTTGTTTTTCATCCTCAACGGGCGTTACATCTCGACGCTCATCATCGTATTCGTTGCTTGTTGTATCGTTGATAGCACCAGTTAAAAGGTCACTATCATCAGACGTGTTAATAAACATCTTAGCGGCACGATTAAGCACAGTACGCTTTGCCATTTCTTGGCTAAAATTCTGCTGTACTTTGTTATTTTTTTGACGTGTTTGTGCCCATGACTGATCAATCTCTTTCTTAGTCATAACAGTAAAGTCAGTACCTTCATCAGTCTTAATCATGGCAAAAGCTCCAATAATTTGATTATCTTGATTTTCAAACTTAGGAACGAACCTCTTAACGACTAGCTCCATGTCTTCATTAGCACCAATTTCAAAGTCATCTTTTTCGTGAACAACTTCTGCCCTAACTTTCTTAACACCATCCAGTCGCTTAACTGCTGCAACAGTACCGAAATAGCTCCGTTGCATTTGAAGCTCATTGCCGTATACGATGAAGTAGCATTGATCTTTTGCTGGGGATAGCCCTTGCAGTGTCATATCTAACAAGGACTTAACAATCGAGTCATGAGAACATACTTCTAAGGCTGGCCGATGATTACGGTCTTGTACTTTTTGTAATTCGAGAAAGGCTGCATTCAACGCATTAGAAGCGTTGTAATTCTTGGGTAGTGACAAGTCCTGCGTGTCTTGCATTTGTTTAACACGATCTAATACAAGATCGGTTAGCTTAGTCGGTTTCTGCTGTTGTGCTACTTGATTAGTCATACTTGACCACCTCATTCTTCCAGTTGTTTGTGTGTGATTTACTAGTCCATTCGCAATTTAGTTTGAAAAAATCTTCTGGTTTGCATTCAAGTGCTACTGCTAATTTGTCGATAGTTTCAAACATAACTCCCTTATTTTTCCCATATTCCAGAGCCATTATGGTTGTCTTTGATATTCCTGTCATCTTGTACAAGTCACTTGTTTTGAAACTGAGCGTTGCCATACGAACTCGCAAATTACGGGCAAAGATTTCAGATAGGTTCATTACATCCACCCCATTTGCTTATTAAATAGTTTTGATAAAGTTTGTTGCGATTCGTAATAGCGAGTAAGTGCTTCAACATCACCTACGGGGGTTGCTTGCTTAACAAATACTGCGTTCATTAGATTATTTTGTAGAAGGATAAATCCCTCTGCTTTTTTCAATTTTTCGTCAAACATGGTATAATGAACTCCTAAATATATTTATTTTGTTTTCTATTGCCATCGGATGCGTCGGATCCGGTGGCTTTTTTTGCGTTCAAATCCCACAGCATCAGCGAATAGAAGAACAGCAGGAATACCGCTCCGCCATAATCACCAACGCCTGCGCAATAAGCTATCCAAGCGCCCATTAGCATTGCTAAGAGCTTAGAATTAACTATTTTTGTTAATGTCATTTGTTTCACCTCCTTTAATATCTTCAATTCGTAAGTCCACAAGTTTGTAAATACTTACGTGATAGACACGTGAGTACTTCAACATAATTTCTAAGCTAGGTTCACGCCTTCCTTTCTCATAATTTGCTATTGCTCTGTCAGTAAGATTGAACCATTGCGCTAACTCAACTTGAGTCATTCGCAATTCATGACGTCGCTTTAACAAAAAATCGCTCAGCTTGCTCATTCAATCACCGCCTTTCGTTCAGCTAGTCCGTAGCGAATTAGATTTTCAAGATAGCGTGCTTGTTGCCAAACATAGCCATCAGTCGGCTTACCGCCACTGATGAACCAATCGCCTAAGCGTTCCCGTACCATTTGTATGGCATTTAATGGGAAATCATACTCATCAAGCAGTTGATTAATTCGTTCCATTCCGTCTTTCATTTTTCTTTACCTCCTAATGTTTCTTTCTGTACTTTTCTTTCAGCACATTCAGCTTCTCGCCCTCGATAACGTTGACGATTGCTCCAATTAAGAAGCAAACCATAATTACCACCCAAGGAATTGCTAGTCCTAACATCAAATCACCTCCTTAGAACGTGCTTCATAGATCATTTCAACGATTACATCGCTTAAATCCTTGGGAATTGTTTTCTTTGAAAGGTCAGGAATAACGTTCCCGTCCTTGTCTACGTTGATTATCTCCATCTGATCACCCCCTAAGCTTCAATTACTGGTGCATTTAAGAACTTGTTAATGAAATATTGTTGTCCTTTGCCAGTTA